TGAACAGGTCTGGTTCACTATCATGGGCCGATCGGGTTTTCCCTGTTCCGGCATCTCCCCATAAACAGGAATTATTCATTTCCCAGTTTCGTTTCTTGGCTTTCATTGAAACATATTTGTCGATCGCGTTGTGATTTCGACACCATGTTGGAAAATCTGCGTCTGCGATTTCCTCGACCGACTTTCCACCGTCGAGCATTTCTTTGATCTTCCCCAGATCATTTCGTTTTCCTTGGATCGAAGGTTCGCCGGCCTCCCATGGCCCACCTACTCGGGTGTCTTCCTTCATACAGTAATCCCGAGCTTGTTTTTGGGTCCCTCTACGGGGCTCAAAGTGGACTCCGTCCCCCAGCATCGCTTTGACTGAGTTAAACACAGTCCTTTCACGCAGTTCGACATATCCTTGGAAATGAAGGCGGTTCGTCTTTGAACTTAGCTCGAGTTGGAATACAATATATTGTACTGGTAATTCCAACAATTCTGCTTTCCTTTCATCCTCGACATTAAAGTCGGTGAAGCAAAAGTTACGATAGGCGGGCATGTCCGCTTTCCTCTCCTCCGAAGTTTTCGAGGACTTTTTTACTTTTGGCATTTTGTGGAATGACCCCTCCAGGTCTTTCCTCTTTTTTTTAAATTATAATTTCGAATGTTCGAAAATACGCCCAATCCCCAAGATGGCGGAACCTGGCGAGCCCCCCTTGGGGGGGCGCTGCAACGGGGGACATATAAGCGTTACTATCAGTGCCGGAAGGCTGCCCAGTCAACGCTCCTGCCCATACAAACGTCGGACGTTTTAAATATGAGGCGCGCAGGCCGAAGGCCCTGCGCGCATCGAGGGGCGAAGCCCCGAGCGGGACCTTGCCGTTTATCGGCAAATACCAGAGGAGAGGCAGTATTACCTCTCCTCAACCTCTGGAATTCCAGAGGTATTATATGGGCCATTAAATGGGTCATTAAATTTTTTTCCATCTATGGCATGGAAACGCCGCACGAAGAAAGCACCTCGCAAACGGACCTTCAAGAAACGTTCGTCTTTCAAGCCGAAGACCCGGAAGACCTTCAAGAAACGTGGGACCGGGTATACGATTCCGTTTCGGACACGGACTGCGAAGAAGAAGTTCCTGTATAAGAACTCTAATTATTGGGCTCCAGCAACCGCAAGCGGGTACTTTTTTATCGCCAATAACTCGTGTTTCGACGCAGATGTCACCAATTTGCTCGGAAATAAGCAACCACTATTCTATGACCAGTGGTGCTCAAATACCGGATCTTACACAAAGTATTGTGTTGACGCATGGTCCACTTCGTTGCGGATTCAGAACCTGGCGGCCAACGCTCTCACGGTTTATCTCATTCCTAATCGGTTGTATACGACTATTATGGACACTGAAGCTGAAGTTCAGAATCTTCCTGGAGTCAAGATATATACAGTGGGCGGTGTTAATGGATCAAACTCCGTCGTTAACCTCACTGTACCGTTCACCCGTACTCGTCGGGCTGTGTCTCCTTACGATAGCACTAACAATACTGCTGTTTACAATGCTAGCCCGTCGATAATCAATTACACGGGCGTGTTCGTGGTTAGTTCGAACGCCACAGATCTCATCTATGTTCGCATGACGCTCGCACATGTGCAATACGTTACATTATCTGATCCTGCGTTTATTGCTAGCTAATAAATCGTCGTATTCATGCAATCACAAATGTAGCTACCGCAGCAGGCAAAGGGCTCGATTGGGCATGTCCCACCACAGTCGTCTTTGCCACAGTTGAAGCATTCAGTCCACGCCGGAAGTGTGTAATGCTTTTGAACCTCCTTCGGATCGCGGCGTGTTGCTGCGCACTCGCTGTTGGATACCATTCCTCTGGCGATAAATTCGACGTCACGTAGACTCTCTTTGCTAAAAAGCTCGTACTGCCCCCCTTGACTTCCACTGACATGGGGTAGCGATCCAAAACCTTTAGAAATAGCGATAAGGGCATATCACCGGTGAAATCATCGATTAGCACAGCTTCTTGTCCGCGGTATCCGCAAAACCACTTACCGTCGGGTTTCATGAACAGGTCTGGTTCACTATCATGGGCCGATCGGGTTTTCCCTGTTCCGGCATCTCCCCATAAACAGGAATTATTCATTTCCCAGTTTCGTTTCTTGGCTTTCATTGAAACATATTTGTC